GACCTGTCCAAACACATTGGACACATTGGAACCTGGGAATACAAGCATCAGCACACCTGGGCAATCCGTCCTCAAGAGGATGCTTACCGAGCATCAATCGGTCTTAAAACCGAACTTCGCAAAAAGGACGCTGCCTGATCATGGCGCTTGGCACTTACGCACAACTTAAAACGTCGATTGCTGACTGGTTGAATCGGTCCGATTTGACGTCTGCCATTGCCGACTTCATCATGTTGGCGGAAGCCGAATTTAATCGAACCGTACGCGTTCGACAGATGATTGTGCGTGCCAACGCCACACTCGATAGCGAATACACGCAACTGCCATCCGATTTCCTGCAAATGGAAAATCTTGTGTTGCTCACGACAACGCCAACCAAATTGGAGTTTTTGAGCGATGAACAAAGCGATGACTTTTATACGCGTTACTTTTCGGCGGCTGGCACGCCGCGCTACTACACAATTATTGGCGATACGTTCAAGGTTGTCCCATCTCCAGGAACGGATACGACGCAAGTTCAAATGACGTACTACGGCAAGATTGCCGCGTTGTCTGATAACAACACAACAAACTGGTTGCTCACAAAGCATCCTGACTTGTACTTGTATGGCGCACTGCTTCAATCGGCACCGTACCTTCAAGATGATTCGCGCATTCCCGTTTGGAATGCCGCTTATGAGCGTGGCATTGAAGCCATGAAACTAGAGCAAGAACGTGCCAATTACAGCGGCACAACGCCACGCGTTCGCGCTAAACCAATGGGGTAATCCATGGCTAATTCATTCAGTGACTATCTTGAAAACAAAGTATTGGCTCATGTGTTTGGCGGATCAGCCTACACGGCGCCAGCAACAATTTACGTTGGCCTTTTTACCGCTGATCCTGGCGAGTCAGGTTCAAGCAACGAAGTGTCGGGCAACGGTTATCTGCGTCGGTCCATGGCGTTTACGGTAACGAATGACGCAGCCACTAACACATCGGCCGTTGAATTTCCCACCGCCACGGGATCGTGGGGAACGGTTACGCATACGGCGTTATATGACGCATCAACGTCAGGCAATATGCTAGCCGTTGGTCAGCTTACCGCATCCAAATCCGTTGGAACGGGTGATGTGTTTCGTTTCAGCGCTGGCGATTTTGACATCACGTTGGCGTAATGATTGGTTACGGTGCTGATGACTATGGGCGTGCAAATTATGGCGTACAGAGTTATGTCGAAGGCGCCGTTGTCATTAATGCTGCGTCAAGCGTATCGCCAACAGGATCGGTGCGGCGCAATGGCGAGACAGTCATTAACGCCGTGTCAACCGTATCCGCTTCCGCTGGCGTCATTCGCGGCGGTGCTGTACTTATTGAAGGCGTATCAACGGTTGCTGCAAGCGGTGCACGCATTGCGGCGGGATCGGTTGCTGTGGCGGGTCAATCAACCGTTGCAGCGGCAGGCACCATCGTCATGGTGGCATCCGTATCGATTGATGCCGTTTCAACGGTTGCTGCATCAGGCGGTGCAACCATTTCGGCGTCTGTGTCTATTGGCGCAACGAGCGCTGTAAGCGCAGCGGGCGCATTGAAATGGTCACCGATACCCGACCCAAGCGACACATGGACGCCACAAGTGGTTACCAGCGAATCATGGACCACGCAAACAGTTTCAGGAACAACTTGGACACCTCAAGTGTCACCTTATCGAGAGGCGGCTTAAATGGCTGATACCACGACAACCAACCTTAGTTTGACCAAACCCGAAGTTGGTGCATCCACCGACACATGGGGCAACAAACTTAACACGAACCTTGACACGATTGATGCAATCTTTGCATCGAACGGCACAAGCGTTTCCATGAACGTGGGCAGCGGAAAGACGCTTACGCTTGGCGGAAACCTAACGGGATCGGGGACGATCAATAGCGTCACCATTGGTCAGTCATTGGCGGCTGCGGGTTCGTTTACAACCTTAAGCGCATCCAGCAACGTTACGTTTAGCGGTGCTGTTGTTTTGTCATCCACGCTAACGGCTAATGGCAACACAACCCTTGGCGATGCAACCACAGACACGATTACGTTGACTGGCGCCACAAGATTTTACGCAGGAACGGATGCACTTCCAGGCATCACGCCGGCTAGCGATACCAATACAGGATTTTGGTCTCCGGCTGCGGATACGCTTGCTTGGAGCACAGGTGGTACTGAACGCCTCCGCCTCGACTCCTCCGGCAACCTCGGCCTTGGGGTGACTCCGAGTGCGTGGGTAAGTGGCGATAAAGCAATTCAGTTGGGGACGTATGCTTCTCTTGCATTAGACAGTAATGGTTCTACGGCACTTTCATCAAATGCCTACGAATCTGCCGCTGGAACTTGGAAATATTCAGCAACCCTTGGGGCAAGCCGATATAGTAGCGAGTTTGGGGTGCATAAATGGTTCACCGCCCCCTCCGGCACAGCAAACACCGCTATTACATCCTTCACGCAGGCGCTTACTCTAACTGCAAACAGAAATTTTCTTGTAGGAACCACATCAGAAAATTCTGGCAATGGCGGGTTAAAAGTAGCAGGCCAATTTGCTTTAACAACATCGCAAGCGTTTGCACAAAGCGGAAGCGTTAACGATACGGCTTACTACATAGTTTGCTACTCACTGTCAGGCACTTGCACTTTAACCTTGCCAACACCAGCAAATAACACAGGCCGTCTTTTGAACATTGTTGTTCAAAGTGCGCAAAAAGTTGTTTCTGCTTCAAGCAATGTTACTAAAATTACAGATGGAACACCAACAACTGACATTCTTCCCGCCACAGCAGGAAAATGGGTGCAGTTGTGGTGTGATGGGGGGTACTGGAACATTATTGCGACAAATGTATGATTACGCAACAAACCATTACAGACTGCTTTGAG